GGTCAATGCACCGGAAGGCCGAGCCGAGTTCTGGAGCAAGGCTTGCATCCAGTTCATGGCTTCGTTGTTCTGGTCGATGGCGTAGGAACCCGCCTCGATTGGACTCATGCCGTACCAATCGTTGAGCGGATTGAATAGCTTCAAGTGCCGCACATCGCAGGTGAGCGTGCGCGGGTCCATCTCCCACCGCACCTTGTTCTGGCCGAGCGTATATTCGTATGCAGATGGGATGCCGTTGGATGACGGAACAATCTTCATGCGGTCTGGTCGAAGCTGGTAAAGCTCCTTGACCTCGCGGCCCACCATGAACCGCTCTTCGTAGCCGTTGCCCGCGATCATCAGGAACGACACCTTGGCGCGAACGTAATCGGAATAGGACTGAAGCGGATTCGGGCGCTCGAGCAGGGTGATCAGCGGATGATCGACCAGTTCCGTATCGCCACGGTAGACGCCAAGATTGACGGATGCGATTGCATCAGCGATCCGGTTGATGGCCTGATATGCCACCACGTTCTTGCCATAGGCTTCCTTGGCAAAGGATTCGTAGTTTCGTGGAGACCACACGGCTTGGCCGGGATTGATCACCATCAGTTTGGCGGCAGCGGATTCCTTGCGCTCTTGCGGGCGGCGGAAACGGTCAAAAAGTCCCATCTAGAACCTCACAAGGCGCGAACCGCAGGAGCAGACTGCGGCGCGGTCATATCGGAAATTGCACTCATTGCGGCGTCTATCATATCATCATGTGTGCCGTTGGGAAAGACCGAGGCCTCGGACATGAAATCGGCTAGGTGATCAATGTTATCCATGATGTAGACATTGCCGGATTGAACATAGGGCGCGGCATCGAACGCACGGGTGATCTTGTCCACGTTCCGCTGGATCGGAATGATGGGGATGCCCTCACGTTTCAGCTTCTGGATCAGGCCGGTGCCGCTCACCTTGTCTTCGACCTTGAAGGCTCGAAGCGGCCCATGATACGGCTGGGAATGATGCTTTTTCCAGAATGCCCGAGCCATTGTTTCCAGTTCCGGAGCCTCCCACTTGCCGCGTGCCATATCGAGCAGCACGATCTGTCCGGTTTGCGTTTGGCCCCAGCATTGGAAGACGGAATAGTCATTCTGTTCCTTTGTCTTTTGCGCCGTGTCGGCATATATCGCACGCCACTTGAGCGGCGGCATAGCATCGTAGAATCGCCACCATTCATCTTTGAAGATGCCACCGCCAAGCGGTGCGGGGCGTTGCATGTATTGACCAGCGAAAACGTATGGGCTGGATTGCTCGAGTCGGTCGAGCATCTCGGGCGGGAATTGCTCAGGCCAGAACGATAAGCCATCGGGGTCGCGTGCCGGAATGACGAGGCTATCCCATTTCTCGCCAGAACCTCCGCCTAGAAGCCAGCCGGAAAGATCATCCTCGTGGAGCCGCTGCATGATGACGATGATCGGCGTGTCGGGCTTGTTAAGGCGTGACTGTATCGTGGTCTGATACCAGTCGATCACGTTTTGGCGCATGATCGGCGAGGTTGCTTCACCTGCCTTGTGCGGATCGTCGATGATAATGGCACCGCCGAAGCCGTCTCGCATCTTTCCAGCGCCGTAGCCTGTGATGGTTCCTTCTGCGCCGGTCGCGTAGACAATGCCGCCGTGTGATGTGCGGAATTCATCCTTCGCCTTGCTATCGTCTTGGAGCGAGACCCACGGAAAGATCGATCGATAGGTCTCGTGCTGCATCATGGCGCGGATGTCGTATGCGTTGGATGTGGCGAGACGCTTTGAATAGCTGGCATGGATGAATTCGGCATCTGGTACGAGGCCGATGGTCCAGGCGATGAATGCCTTGACGGCGATCTCGGTCTTGCCGGATCGAGGCGGGACGTTGATGATGAGGCGCTTGATACGATGGGCGAAAACTTGCTCGAGGCTACGGCAGATTTCCCGTTGATGCCTGTTCGGCAGCATCTCTTGTCCGGTGCGGGCGCGGTAAATCGTGCGGGCGAACTTGTAGAGCCGTTGATGGTTCGCGGCTCGATGCTCACTCGGCGTCATCGTAAATCTTGTTGAGCGCAGCAAGGACGGCGGCGGCGACTGGCTCCGGCTTCAGCGATCCATCCTCGTTGGAGATATCGACGGTCTCGCGCCAGCGTGCTCGTGTCTTAAGCCAGAAGATCATCGAGGCGGTATCACCTGCCATTGCCTTCTTGAACAGCGCACCGCCGACAGAGGCGTTAGCCTTCTCGCGGGACGTATCAAGTTCGGAGCGGTAATGACGCTGTAGGCTATCGACCGAGATGCCGAGGATTTCGGCAATGACTTCTTGGCGCGTTCCAACCGTAGCATGGAGGGAAACGGTCTGCCGCGTGGCCTCGGTGGGTTGATGAGGCGGTCGGCCTCGCTTGGGGTCGGTGGTCATTTTGCAGCCTCTAATTCCCTGCGCTTTTCGGCAATGGCAACGTCATATGATGCGGCGCTGTCTTTCTTCCAATCGTAGCGGTTGGAAGCGACATCCTCGAAGGTCTGGCCAGTGGATTCGAGCGTGGCCTTATTGCCGGTGAAGTCTTGCCAGCGTTTGACGATAACATCGCAATATTTGGGGTCGAGTTCCATGATGCGGGCGTAACGCCCATGCTCTTCTGCTGCGATCAATGTAGTGCCGGAACCGCCGAAGCTATCCAGCACAACATCACCGCCCTTCGTGTTGTTGAGCATCTGATACGCAAAGAGTGCGACCGGCTTCATGGTCGGATGTTCGCCGTTGCGCGATGGCTTGTCGAATTCCAAGATGGTGGTCTGCTTGCGGTCGGTAGCCCAGAGATGACCGGCTCCCTCTTTCCATCCGTATAGGCATGGCTCGTGCTTCCAGTGATAGTCTTGACGGCCCATGACCATTGTTGACTTTTTCCAAATCAAGCATTGACGCACCTTCCATCTGGCGTCATGGCACGCACCACGAAAATTGTATCCTTCCGAATCGGCGTGCCAGATGTAAAACACAGCGCCTGGTTTCATGACTGTGTCTGCTGTCACGCACGCATCTCTCAAGAACTGACGGAATTGATCATCGCCCATTTCGTCGTTCTGAATCTTGAGGGCGTCCTTCGTCTTGCCCTCATAGGCCACGTTATAGGGGGGGTCGGTCAGCCACATATCTACCAACTTGTTTTGCACCAATGTCTGCATGGCATCCACGCTAGTACTATCCCCGCACATCAGCCGATGCTTTCCCATCAGCCACACATCGCCCAGTACTGTGACTGGATTGGCCGGGGTTTCCGGCACTGCGTCTGGATCGGTCAGGCCCTCGGTCTTCTCCGCGAGGAAGTTCTCAAGTTCGCCTGGATCGAAGCCGGTGAGGGATAGGTCGAAGTCCATGCCCTGCAAGTCGCCGAGTTCGACTTTCAACAGATCAATGTCCCATCCGGCATCGAGCGCCATCCGGTTATCGGCAATGACATAGGCCCGCTTCTGGGCCTCGGTCAGGTGCGCGGCCTCTACGCACGGCACTTCTTTGAGTCCTAGCTTGTTCGCCGCCAGGACGCGCCCGTGGCCCGCCACGATGCCGTTCTTGCCGTCTGTCACCACCGGATTGATGAACCCAAACTCCTTGATCGAGGATGCGATCTTGGTGACCTGAGTCTCGGAGTGGGTGCGGCTGTTGCGGGCGTAGGGAATGAGGTCGGATGTCGGAATCAGCTTATAGGTCAGCATTGCTTTCCTTTTTAGTGCCGCAAAACGGATGATTTGATAGTGACCTAACGGCAAGCTCGATGTATCGCGGGATTGGTTGCTTGCCGGTTTCATAGGCGCGGAAGGTGTTGCGTGCGAGGCCGAGTGCTTCGGCTGCTTGCCGCTTGGATAGGGCGACGGAGGTGCGCCATTGGATGAGTTCGTCTGGTGTCATGCGGCGCAATATAGAGCAAAAAAAACCCCGCCACAAGGGCGGGGCTAGTTTCTGCGGCGGGAGGAGTAAACCGCAGGGGGATCAATACCGATATGGATGCTTTGGCACTTCAATGCCCATGCGTCTAGCCTTTTCCCGCATCTCGCGGATGGCCTTCATTTCGTTCTGCCTGATGCGTTCGCGGGTGACGCCATATTCCTTGGCAATGTCTTCGAGCGTCTGTTCCGGTTCTCCGGTGAGGCCGAAGCGGGATTCGATCATGGCGCGGCGCTTTGGGTGGGTGATGGCCGCGACCAGCTTGGCGAGGAGCGGCTTGTCCACTTCCAGGCTCGACGGTGCGGCGATCTGGGCGAGTTGCTCGGCGTCAATCTCTGCCTCGATGGAGTTGCGGGCGGTGAGCAGGTCACGCATGTGGTGCGGCCAGAGTTCTTCCGGCTCGGTGCGGAGTGCGGAGGAGATGTCCATTGCGAGTTCTGACCAGTCACCATTGGCGATGGGCTTTAGCTTGAAGTTGAGGAGTTCGCCAATGCGTTGTGGCGTGGTGCCGATAAACTTGGCAAACTCGGCTTGTGTGGCAAACCCTGCGGCCTTGATGGCGCGGAGGAGTCTGGCGTTGCGAACGGTGACTTTGACGGCGAAGTCGGTCATTGGTGAGGCTCCGGAAGTGGCATCCATGCGGTGACGTTATTGAGTTTCTCGCCTCGGGGTCCGTCGTCGTGCCATCTCTGGCTCGTCTTGTTCCATCGGCCTATGCGGATGCGATGGAAAGTTTCGACGGGACCGCCGAACATGGCAAGCTCGAATTTGCTGGTCTCGTAGGTACAGGTGACGAGGACACATCCTTCGGGCTTTCGCTCGCCTTTGGAGATGGGGGTCCATGTGGCGGTCATTCTGTCCTCGTGACTTTGGTGCCGATGATGCCTCTGAGGCTGATCTTGCGGCAAGTGTAGCGGCGTGGGCGGTAGTATCGGGCGGCATCGTGCTGGAGCGATTTGGAACTCCGACCGGGAGCGAAGAAGGATTCGCCGATCTCGACGGTGCGCCACGGATACTTTGGCGGGCGTCCGTTTGGCTTAGACATCGTAGAAACTCAAATCGAAGCCATAATAGGGTTCGGCAATGACGCGATTTGGTGGTGTGTGCATCGAGGCATCAATTGCCCACTCATAAGGACCGGCCTCAAAGCAGACTGACCAGCAATCAATCCCGTCATGGTGGCGGGGTTCGCCGGGGGCGCGGATGGCGACCTCGATGTCGGGCTTCATGCCTTCTGCCTTGGCCTTTGCTACGCACAAGGCGTGAACGGCAAGGGCTGCTGCGTGGGCATTCTGAGCGGTCCAGATGGCTGTGGCTACCAGATTGGTGAATTCGGTGTCGGTCACTTGGAGGCCTCCTCTGCGCGATAGACAATCCAGATCGACCGTGCGCGGGGGGTCAGGTTGCCGATGCTGATCGCCATGTCGGCCATCTTGATGCGGGCGGCTTTGGACTTGGTGCGGCGGCGCATCTCCTCGATGACGAGGGTGGCTTCCTCGCCGGTCTGGGGCGGCTTGCGGGGGCGTGTGGCGAGTTCGGCCATTGCTGCGTGGCCTTTGGCGATGATGTCGGCTGCGGTGGTCATTGGTAGTTCTCCCTTAGAGTGCGTCGATACCGTTGTGGCAATCCTGCCACATTTCCTCGTTGTTCCAGATATTGAGGAACTCGGCGGCGGTGGAGGCCTTGGCTGCGATGGCTGCGGCTTCGGTGCGGCTGATGCAGAGGCCGGTGGCGCGCTCGGAGACGTAGCCGCAGAAGCCGGTGCTTCCGATGTTGAATGCGGCGTAGGCGGTTTCGAGTACGGCTTGGTCGTTGGTCATTGGTCTCTCCCTTGTTGATGTCCTCTTATCGCATACCTTGCAGAAACTTGCAAGCGTCATGTTGCAGAAAAGTGCAAGAAAAATATCTGACGCTAGGGAATGCCGGTGAACCTGGTCTATCGGCCTGTGCTCTGGGCTTGCGGAATTACCATTAACCGCTAGCAGCCATTAGACATGCCCTGTCCCGGAAAAGAATCGCGAAGAACCCTACTAAACACTAGACTTCTCTTATAATAGGGTTTTTTTTTATTTATAAGTACACCTTCTTCCCCCTCTCTTTCTGGGTGGGAGAGAGTGTATCTGCGTTTGTCCCGGAAATTAAATAGTTTTAATGTTTTCCTCTTAAAGATCAAAGACTTAGCACTGCTGAATTACTTATTTCTATGTCCCAGCAAAGGATTGATGGCGAGAATTGTCAGAAACGACCCGCCAGCGGCTTTCATGTTGCCTGAGCCACTACCCTAGCGGCCACCCATAAGAAACGCCCACAACGTCCGTTTCTGTTGAATGGCACGGCATCACACAAGCACAGGCCATCATCCTGGATGCGCCCCATAAGCAAAAGCCCCCGGAGTCATCCGAGGGCCTCTCAATCTTGCCGTTGCGTTGTATGACGCTAGGTCACGTCGGCTGTCTTCTTGGAAGTTGTGCTTTCTCGTTTGTGCCACTTTGAGATGTGGTCGAGGGTCCAGCCTTTTCCGGTGATGTGCCGGATCGTAGCATCGTACTCTTGCCCGTCTGGCCCGATGATCTCTAGCATTGCTTTAGGTTCTGGAGACATAAGATAGTCCCAGTTCCATA